TCTAATTCAGTTATAAACTCAGTCTGCATCTTAACTTTATCATTAAGAGATTCTTTCTTCAGTTCTAATGTTCTAATCTCTTCTCTAAGACCACGCATCTTATCCTTAATCAAACTATTCATAGAAGAGAATATTTTAATATCCAAAAGATCTTCTATAACATCCCTTCTATTAGTAGCAGTCAATTGCATGAAAGGAACAAAACTACTACTACCCAAAATAACAATCTGAGTAAAAGATTTATAATTCATCTTAACCACATTCTGTTCTAACCATTTCTGCTGATCATTAACTGCAGAAAACTGATCCATACATATACCATTTCTATGAATCTCAAATAGATTTGGTTTAATTCCCCTGACTACCTTCCATTGAGTTTCTGCAATAGAAAATTCTACTTCAACTCTACAATCCTTTTCATTAACTGTATTGATTAGTTGTCCCTTACTAATCTTCCTAAATGGTTTATTGAATAAACTAAAAGTTAAAGCATCTAATACTGTACTCTTACCTGCACCATTTGTACCAACAATCAAAGTTGTTGAGTTGCTATCAAGTTCAATTTCAGTATATTGATTACCAGTGGAAAGAAAATTTTTCCAACGTATCTTTTCAAATAAAATCATTTTTTATTAATGGCGGAATAACAATGTCATTTTTAGTAATGATTGAATACCTATAATCATGTATCTCACATGTTTTGATGACTACTTTACCATCAACTTCTATCACATGCATTTCTGGATAATCTTGATCTTCTAATAGAAGAGCATACCTAATAGCATCATCCTCATCCTCAAAAAGATAAAGAACTTGTTCTCCATCTTCAGCAGTTACAGAGTATGCTCCTTCAGTTTCCTTTCCATCTACTGTAAGAATATACATTAAACCAACTCACATGCTTCTTGATAAACTTCTTGCAAGAATTTTTGAACTCTTGATTTATCAATGTCTATCTCTGACTCCTCAATATACCTATTAAGAATAGAAAGAGTATCTTCAGATTCAAATGCTTCAAACTCTGCTGCATCATGCAAAGCAAAGTTCTCAACTATTTTAAGTTCTGCTACATTAGCAGCATATACTTTATCAATAAACTTTTCAAACTTTACTTGATCATTCTTATACCTAACAACTATCTTTACTATCTTATTCTCCAACTCTCTTGCATCAAATAATTGGTGATCATTATCATTGTAATAAATGATATGATGTAGTCTGTATGGATTATTGACTGGAATATGTTCTAGTGTCTCTGTATCAAATAAATGAAATCCTCTATTAACATCATTTACATCATTCCAAAACATCTCATATGGATTACCAAGATAGTAAATATTATCTTGATTTGATCTACAATGATAGTGTCCAGAGAATGTCTTTTTAAATTTCTTAAATATATCCCCCTCCATTCCATGTTCCATCATATGACCTGGTGTTGCTCTGAATCCATTTAACTCAAGATGTCCCATGCATATAGGTGATCTTGACTTATTAATCAATGCTACACTCATCTCTTTATTATCACTATTAATCCAAGGAACAAGAGTAACATTACAATTACCTACCATTATAGATGATACTTCAGAGTATACTTTAATATTATCATACTCACGTAATAATAAATCAACTGCATTTACATCATTAGTATTTTTATAATATGCTGTATGATTACCTACTATAGTATGGACAGTGATGCCCATATCTCTTAGTCTATCAAAATAATGATCCTTTGCCCAAGTCAGTGCAGCAAAATCAATACCCTTCCTACTATCAAATGTATCACCCATGTCAATAACTGTAGTAATACCTTTTTTCTCTAATGTAGGAAAGAAAATATCATTATAGAACTTTAGAAAATAGTCATGAAAAAGTTTAGAATTTTTTCTTGCTCCAAAGTGCTGGTCTGTAATTATTGCTACCTTCATCAATTACGTAATTTAGAATGAACAGCATCTTTGATTTGATTATAATCGCTGTAATTGGAATCGTCAAGAGTATCTCTTTCAAATACCTGTTCATATCCTGTCTTCTCCAAAATCTTATTCTTAATCTCCAATTGCTTCTTCTCTTTCTGTATTCTACGTAAGAACGCGTAGTGAATAATTTGTGTGAAATAAGCAAACGGGTTTTGAGACTTTTCAGGGTTGAAGTTGTGTATGTATTGTACGCAGTTCTCAATTCCATCTGATATCATATCCTCCTTAAACATATAGTTAACAAAGTTTGGTTTAAAAGATAGATGAGTAGCAATCTTCAAAAAGCATTCTCCAATGTATCTGGGTATTCTAGGTTTATCTTTACCTTGAATTTCTGCTATTTCAATATCTTCTCTATGTTTAATAAGAGCTGCAAGAAACTCCTTGTTATTAACATAGTGTTCAGATCTTTTACGTCTACCCATAATTCTTGCAGGTGTCATATCTTTACTATCTATTATGTATTAATTATAGCATTCAACACAATAGTTGACAAGTTATCAAAACAGTAGTAGACTAACTCTGTCGGGGTTGAAGGGTTAGGTATCGTTAATTATCTTTAAAGAGTTTCTCTAATGATTTTTTTGCTTCACTAATTGTGGAGATATATCCCATTTTTCTATCTAATTTAGTTTTCTTTTCATGAAAACTATTTTGTTGTATAGAAAATGTCTGATGCATCGTTATAGTCTCTAAGTCTTTTGATTCACTTAAAGTCATGATATCATCCATATTAATTACAAAGAGTTCTTCTTTACTAGTTTTTATCCAAGGCTCTACCTTATAACCACTAGTCGTTCTAGTTTTGATTCGTTCAATAGTGATTGGATTATCAAGAATTAAGAAACATCTGTCATTATCCTCATTATAATTGATCTTAGCGAATATCTCTTCACCAGATTTAAGTTTGATAGTTGCATAAAAGTCTTCTTTCATTATTTTATTTGAATAGTGATTATTTCATAATTAAAATTTTCTTCATTATAAATTTTAATTCTTTCAATTAGATGATTGAGAGTATAATTTTTTAATGAATTATATGTACAGTCATCTCCTATGTCATATAAAGTTGCCTTTACTTTGTCTTTTCCTTTTCTAAGAACTCTTCCAATGGACTGGAGGTTTCTAACTCGAGATTTACTTGGACTGGAGAAGATGACGTTGTGCAACCGCTTGATGTTAATGCCAGTACTGAAAGTGCCATAACTGGCAACAATAATTGCATTCCTTTCATTTTCAGTAATCTCCCTAATTGATTCCCTTTGTTCAGCATCAACTCCACCATGAACAAAAAATACTTTACGATTAGTATGTTTAATATTATTTATCTTTTCATAAAGTATTGCTCCATGAGTTTCTACTCTACTGTATAAGATAAGTGTATTGCCCTTTAGATCTAATGCTAGATTAGTAATAAATTTATTTCTCTGTTCATGTGTAATTAAATACTGGAGTTCATCTTCATACGTTTCAAACTTCTTAGGTGGATGTTTGAGAACAAGACATTGAATATCTAATTGAGATAGATGTCCTTGTTTCATTAATTCTTCTGTTTTAGTTACCTTGTATGATGGTCCAAACAATCCCTCTAAGACCCATTTATGAGTCTGTGTGCCATCTAATGTACCAGTGAAACCAAATCTATACTTAGCATGTTCTAATTTAGTCATTATATTAACTAATGACTTACTCTTAAATAAATGTGCTTCATCACCTATGATGACATCATAATCTTTAAAGAATGATTTCTCCATTCTAAATACAGATTGCCATGTAGTGATTGTTACTTCATTACTATTAGTTACTTCTCTTCCTGAATATATTCTATGACAATGATTTTTTACATCCCAACCATACTCTTCAAAATCCTTATACATCTGCTCTACTAATGATGTAGTAGGAACTACTAGTAGTATCTTCAATCCTTTATGTACATAGTATCTAACTAATGAGTAAATCATTAAAGACTTACCTGAAGCAGTAGGACTGACTAGCAATCTTCTATTATGTTTTAGACAATCACATACACCATCTATCTGATATTCTCTAGGTTTAAATTTAGTAATAGATTTAATATAATCCTTTACACCTTCTTTTGATATAGATTGATTTATTTCAAATGGTAATCCATAATATTCATTGTCTTCAAACTTATAAGTATATCCATGCCTATTACAAAATGATACTATTTTATCTAACAAACCTACATATATCTTCTTAGATCTTAAATCAAACAGATGCTC